CCATCCGCTAACGTCGCCGCAGGCACTCCTCCCGATGCCTACCTCCCTGCCTACTGGCCTGCCCTCCCACGGGTGGGCCATTTTTATAAAGGGGCAACGATGAAGACCCAGTTGATGATTGATATGTCTTTGGTTGATGAAGAAGCCGTTGGCTATGCGCTAGACTATTTGCTTGAAACCGTCGCAGAGATGCGGGCCGAGGATTTGACGTGGCAGGAAGCGTTGTTGGCGTTGGGGCAAGCGGCTGCTGTTGTCGCGGCTAAATTATCAAACGAGACAGTGCATTGACTATTGACCGCTGGCGCACGCCCGAAGCGGATGCATACCGCAAGCTGTATAAGACAAAGCAGTGGCGACATCTCAGGGAGGCTGTATTGCTGCGGGATATGTTCAGATGTGCGCGGTGCAAGGTCACACTGGTGCGCGGGAGAACCAGCCCAAGATCGGCAGTTGTCCACCATATCGAGGCGCACAAAGGCGACCCTGAGTTGTTCTTCGATGTAAACAACCTGCAAGCCGTTTGTTGGTCATGTCACTCTGGCGTGATACAGTCGGAAGAAATCAGGGGCTATTCAACAGAGATCGGCGTTGACGGATGGCCTGTTGACCCAAAACATTATGGAGCAAAATGATGGATATTCGACAGAAGATTAGCCTCCCGTGGTCACACCACGTTTCTCGCGGCAACATGGCATTGGCGCATGTGCATCACCAGTTTGGTCGCAATGTGGCCTGCACAACGACATATACTCCAGTCAGCGACATCGGCGTATATAGGACACCACAGGTGGGCGCTGCAACGCAACTAAGGGTAGCCGCTGGTGGTGACATAGCAGACGCGGCTGATGGCTCTGGTGCGCGTTCTGTGCGCCTGTGGGGCATCAATGCGCTCGGCGATGAGGTGATCGAAGTGATCGCCACCGCAGGAGCGTCTGCATCTGCACTGACAGTCAACTCATTTATTCGGTTATACCTTGTTGAGGTATATGAGAGCGGGGCATATGGGACACAAGACATTGGTTCGCACCTTGGGAACATAACCATCGAGGACGCCGCAGGCGGCACAGCGTGGGCGCAGATACAGTTGAACGGCTTCCCGTCAGGCGTAACTGGCATCGGGTCGATTACTGTCCCGCGCAATCATGTTGGCTTGCTTATATCGGCTCAAATCAACGTTGATGCGACTAAAGCGACTGACCTGATTATCCTAAAGCGCGAAGGAATATTGCAAACGGAAGCCCCATACAAATCAATTCAAAAGGTGCAAGAATTTATTGGGGTTCAGCGTTCCGTAACCATGAGTTTTGAGATGCCAATTAAATTCGGTGAGTTGACAGACATCGGTGTGCTGGCAAAGGTCAGCAATGGTTTTGGCGCGGTCAGTGTTGACCTTGAGGTGCTGATCCTCGAAGCCGAAAGCTGACGCGCATAGGGAGGGGTAGGTTGGATCGCTTGAGCGCACGACGCAGGACCGGCCATTGTAACTGACTATTTTTGCGTTTACGGAAAAAAAGGTAGAAATTCATGAGCCAGAAGAAGCGTTCAGATAAAAATAGCGTTACCGCAGCCGTTGAAAGCTTCGCTGGTGCGATAAATGACATCCCACTGCCGCAGGGCGTGGGTTTACGCAGCGATGAAGAATATGTAATCTGGGGACAGTTCACGCGCGCGCGCGCACGCGAGGACTGGCGCGACATGGATTTGCTTTTGCTTGCCAAGGTCGTTCGGATGGAAGCGGACATCAGAAAACATCAAGAAACACTAGACCGATCTGGAGTTCTCATCCAGAATAAGCGTGGGACGCTGGTTGCGAATCCGTTGCTTGCTGTTATTGACACATTGGAACGCAGGCAGATGGCGGTTATACGCTCGATGTCGTTGAACCAAATGGCTAGCGACCCAAGGACGATAAATGCAACTGGCAAAGCCGCAGGTGATACAGCAAACGCAATGTCATATTTTGAAGACGATGGTTTGATTGCTATGCCTGTAAGGAGACGATGATGGAATTTTACGAACACAAGATTGTTCAAGTTGAGGATTTGATCCCATACGCATTGAACAGTCGCACGCACAGCGATGCGCAGATTGCGCAACTCGCCGCTTCGATCCGAGAGTTTGGATTTACAAACCCGATCTTGATTGATGAGCAAAGCAATCTCATTGCGGGCCACGGTCGCTTGCTTGCCGCCCGCAAGGCAAAGATGACGCAAGTGCCAGCCGTTGTTGTGACTGGTCTCGATGACCGCAAGCGCCGAGCATTGGTCATCGCTGACAACAAGTTGGCGCTGAACGCTGGCTGGGACGAAGAAGCATTGCGCGTTGAGTTGGAAGACTTGGCTGGCGACTTCGGTGCGCTGATGGGGTTCTCCGAGGATGAGTTGGTGGAGTTGCTTAAAGGCGATGAAGGCACCGAGGGCTTGACCGATGAGGACGCCGTGCCTGATGCGCCAGAGGTTCCTGTCACGGTCGAGGGCGATGTGTGGCTGCTTGGGAGGCATCGCTTAATGTGCGGCGACAGCACCAGCATTGATGCAGTTGAGAAGCTGATGGATGGGCAGGCGGTGGAAATGATATTTACGGACCCTCCTTACAACGTGGCATTCAATGGTCGTAGCGGGAAGCATGACGTCATTAAAAACGATGATTTAGAGGCAGAAGAGTTCACTGACTTTATTGGTGAGGTTTGTTCTGTTATCAGCGCGATGAATGCCAAAGCTGTTTATGTTTGGTGTAATTGGAAATTTTATGGGGAGTTGCAGGGGCGGCTCCCTTACAAAGCCTGCATCGTTTGGGCAAAAAACGTGTTTGGGCTGGGGCGCGGGTATAGGCACCAGCACGAGTTTTGCCTTTTTGATGGCTCAGTGGATGATGCGATTAAGAACGAAAGCGACCTTTGGGAGATTAAGAAGGATACGCATTACGCCCACCCGACGCAAAAGCCAGTCGCTCTGTCTGTCAGGGCATTTGGCAACCACATTCGATTGACTAAGGTTCTTGACCTGTTCGGAGGCAGCGGATCGACTTTGATTGGGGCGGAGCAAACAGGACGAAGCGCTTACGTTATGGAACTGGACCCAAAGTATTGCGACGTCATCATCAAACGCTGGCAAGATTTCACTGGCGAAAAGGCAACCCATGCCGAGAGCGGGAAGACCTACGAGGAACTTTCAGCATGATAACGTTGACACTTCACCAAGATGAGGCCGATGCAGTCGAGCGCATTCTTGACATGCTGATCACCAATGAGGCGGCTGCGGCTGCCGTCTTCAGAGATGGTGCGGAGCGACGCAGCGTTTCCAGAGTATCCAAGAAACTTGGGTGGGCGAGGCAATGCAAAGCAGAGGCATGAGTGCGATTGAGGCGATGCTAAATGCTGTATTCGGCTATCTAATTAGCGTTGCCGCAAACTTCGCAATTTTGCCGCTGTTTGGTTATGCCGTGACAGTATCTGACAGCTTTGCAATCGGTTTAGCCTTCACGGCTGTCAGCTTGGTGCGATCTTATGCGCTGCGAAGGTTTTTCAACTGGAGAAGCAAATGACACGCGGCGAAAGGGTCTGCCAGTTTATTGAAACCTTTTGCCCAGTCCCAGAAGGCAAACTGGTAGGCAAGCCGCTTGTGCTGATGCCATTCCAAAGAAAGTTCATCTGCGATATTTACGACAATCCAAAAGGCACAAGTCGAGCATATCTCTCGGTAGGCCGAAAAAATGGCAAGTCGGCGCTGATTGCTGGTATTTTGCTTGCTCACCTTGTCGGCCCAGAGGCGCGGACAAACTCGCAGATCATTTCTGGCGCTCGATCCCGAGATCAGGCCAGTTTGGTATTTAAACTCGCAGAAAAGATGGTCAGATTGTCGCCGCGTCTTTCACAAGTTGTTCGAGTTATTCCATCTCAAAAGTCGCTCAAAGGCCTGCCGATGAACGTCGAATATAAAGCGATCAGCGCGGAGGCTGGAACAGCGCATGGCCTGTCGCCTGTGCTTGCGATCCTCGATGAAGTCGGGCAGGTTAAGGGGCAGCAGGATGCGTTTATCGAGGCCATTGAGACAGCCCAAGGGGCGCACGACGATCCGCTCCTGATCGCGATCAGCACGCAGGCCGCAACCGATGGCGATCTGTTTAGCATTTGGCTCGACGATGCGAAGAACGCCAAGGACAAGCGGATCGTGAGCCACGTTTACACAGCGGAAAAGGATTGCGACGTGATGGATCGCAAGGCGTGGAAAGACGCCAACCCAGCCATCGGCGAGTTTCGCAGCCTGACCGATGTCGAGGACTTTGCAAATCAAGCCGCCCGATTGCCAGCCAAGGAAGCCAGCTTCCGATGGCTATATCTAAACCAACGGGTCGAAGGCACGTCGCCATTGCTGAACCGCACTGAATGGATGGCAAACAGCGAAGCGCCTGACTTTGATGCAAGTTCGATCTGCTATGCTGGCCTCGATCTGTCTGCCAGCCGCGACCTTACAGCGTTCGTGCGTGTCTTTAAATCCGACGGCATTTATCACGTCGTGCCAAAGTTCTTTCTGCCAGCGACGGGGCTGCGCGAAAAAGCAAAGCTGGAGAAAGTGCCATATGACACTTGGGCGGATCAGGGTTTACTGACGTTGATCGACGGCCCTGTCATCATTCCAGAGGTCATTGCACGCGAAGTCGCGGAGGCTGACGAGGAACACAACATCACGATGCTGGCGTATGACCGATGGCGGATCAATGATTTCAAACGCGAACTAGAGAACATCGGAGCGCAGGTGCAGATGGCGTCGTTTGGTCAGGGATTTAAAGACATGGCCCCTGCCGTCGATAAGCTGGAGCGATTGGTTGCGGAGCGGAAGCTGCATCACGGCAACAACCCGATCATGAACATGTGCGCGGCCAATGCCATTGCGACCCGTGACCCTGCGGGCAACCGCAAGCTGGACAAGAGCAAAGCCAGCGGCAAGATCGACGGCTTGGTCGCGCTGGCGATGGCTCTGGGCGTCGAGGCGCAGGACGATGATGTTCTGGCTGTCAGCCCTTGGGACGACCCTGCGTTTACACTGGCTTCGTGATATGCTATTTTGCCTCAAACCATGCGCGTGGATAAAAACTTATGGGCCTATTTGACCGCTTTCGAAAGACGGAAGACCGAAATTTCGAAAACCCGAACGCTCCAGTTTCTGCGAGCGATTTCATGCAGGTCATGGGCTGGGGCGACCTTGGCTCATCCTCTGGCGTCACAGTCACGACCGACACCGCCCTCGGCGTTCCAGCCATCTGGGCGGCGGTCAACTTTATCTCTGGCACGATTGCTGGCCTGCCGCTCAACGTCTATCGCAAGACGGACGCTGGCCGCGACAAGGTCAGCAACGGCTTGTCGGTCCTGCTTCACGACGCTGTAAACGAGGGCATGTCATCTTTCGAATGGCGCAAGTTCTCATTTGAGCAAGTTCTGACTGGTGGCCGCAGCGTTAGCTACATCGAGCGATCGTCAACTGGCGAGATCAAGAACATCTGGGCGCTTGATCCGAGCAAGGTTCGCGTCGAGATGCTGATGGATGGCCGCAAGCAATACCGCGTCGGCTCCCGTATATACACGGCCAACGATGTGATCGACATCCCGTTCATGTTAAAGAATGATATGGTCAACCATCGTGGGCCGATCGCGACAAACCGCGATGCTATTGGCATGGCAATCGCTGCAAGCCGCTACGGATCAAAGGCGTTCCAGTCTGGCGGCATTCCGCCTGCTGTTTTGCAAGGCCCGTTCCAGTCTGGCGCGGCTGCAAATCGTGCGTCCGAAGACATTGCAAACGCGACGGCAAAGCTGGCAAAAGAGGGCCGTCCGATCATGGCGCTGCCGCTCGGTCACGAACTGAAGACCATCGGGCTTTCGCCTGAGAATATGCAGTTGATTGAATTGCAGCGGTTCAGCATCGAACAGATCGCCCGCATATACAGCCTGCCGCCAGTGTTCTTGCAGGATTTAACGCACGGCACGTTCAGCAATACCGAGCAACAGGATTTGCACTTTGTGAAGCACTGCGTCAAACGCTGGGTTGAGCAATTCGAACAAGAGATCAACATGAAGTTCTTCGGGCGTGGGTCTGATTTCTACGTTGAGTTCAACGTCGATGGCCTGCTACGCGGCGACTTGAAGACCCGCATGGAGGCACATGCAACATCTATTCAGAACGCGATCCGCACGCCGAATGAAGTTCGCGACATCGAGAACATGCCGCCAATGGAAAACGGCGATGACCTGCTAATTCAAGGCGCAACCGTGCCGCTTGGCAGTCAGCCGCAAAATGTGTTATCTTCGGGCCAACAAGATGGAGAAACCGATGTCTGAAAAAGAAATCCGCATGGGCGTTCCAGTCGAAATCCGTGAGGCTGACACTGGCGAAATCCGTGTCTCTGGCTATGCGGCGGTGTTTGGCGAAGAAACAAACATCGGCGGCATGTTTACGGAAGTTATCCAGCGCGGCGCATTCAAAGATGCAGTTGGCCGCGATGACGTTGTTTTCCTAATCAATCACGAAGGACTGCCGCTGGCTCGCACGCGCTCTGGCACGTTGACCCTGCGCGAAGACGACCACGGCCTTTACATGGAGGCCACGCTCGATGCTTCCGATCCTGACGTTCGCAGCATCATCCCGAAGATGAAGCGCGGCGATCTCGACAAGATGTCTTTTGCGTTTATCCCGACACGCCAGTCTTGGGACGAAAAGTCAAAGATGCCAAAGCGCATGATCGAAGAAGCCGAATTGTTTGACGTGTCCATCGTGACGACGCCAGCCTATTCTGGCACAGAGATCGGCCTGCGCTCGCTCGACGCGCACCGCAAGGCGATGGTTGACGAAATTCCTCAAACACAATCGGCACGCAGGTTGCGCATGAAAGCGCGAGAAGCTGGTCTTGTAGTTGAAGCAGAATAACGGCGGTTCCCGCTGTTTGGCCCGTTCATCCCCCGCCCTTGGGCAAGGCATTTAGTAGGAGGCCGACATGGCTGAAACAAAGACACTGCGGGAGCAAATGGCGCACATCGCCACCGAGGCCCGTTCGAAGCTTGCAGAAGTAACCAACGAAACACCAGAAGCACGCGCTGCTGAAATCGAGCGTGAGTTCGATGCAATGATGGCAGATCACGACAAGCTGGGCGCACGCGCCGAGCGTATGGAAAAAGCAGACGCTGCGATCCGTTCCGCAAACGCTGTTGATCTTTCCAAGCGCCCTGAGTTTGAAGCACGCCAAGCACCTGCTGTAGATGCTGGCGAAGCTGTTAGCTACCGTCAGGCGTTCTACTCGATGATCGCAAACGGCGGTATCGACGGCTTGGACAACGAAGCACGCAACGTTCTGCGTCAATCCGAAGTTCGCGCACAGACTGCTGGCACAACTACTGCTGGCGGCTACACAGTTCCAGTTGAACTGGCTGGCTTCATCGACAAGGCAATGGCAGCATCTGGCCCAATGTATGACTCAAACCTGTTTACAGTTTTGAACACCACAGGCGGCAACACTTTCAACATTCCAACTGTTGATGACACTGCTTCTACTGCTGGCGCTCACACTGAAGGCGGCGCTGTAACTGACGACGGCGGCAAAGATGTTGTCTTCGGTCAGAAGCAGCTTGGCGCGTTTGCATTCGACACTGAGTGGGTTCGTTGGTCTTATGAGTTGGCAAACGACAGCATCTTGAATGTTGAAGCGCTGCTTGGCGAATTGCTTGGCGAGCGTCTTGGTCGCATTGCAAACTCCAAACTGACAACTGGTTCGGGTTCTTCTGACGTTGAAGGCATCGTGACAAACTCTGGCGTTGGCAAAACTGCTGCTGCTGTTGCTGCTGTCACCGCAGATGAGATCATCGACTTGATCCACTCTGTTGACCCAGCTTACCGTGCGTCTGCTTCCACAGCCATCATGATGAACGACAGCACACTTGCTGCGGTTCGTAAGCTGAAAGACGGCAACGGCAACTACCTTTGGCAGATGGGCAACTATCAGGCTGGCGTTCCACAGAACATCCTCGGCTACAACGTTGTTGTAAACCAAGCGATGGCTTCTTTGGCAACTGGCAACAAGGTTATGCTGTTTGGTGACATGAGCAAGTTCTACGTTCGCAAAGTTGGCGGTCCGTCCCTGTTCGTTGCGCGTGAGCGTTTCGCACCAGACTACGGCATCCTTGGTTATGCTCGCTTTGACGGCGTTCTCGCCAACACTGCCGCAATCAAGCACCTCGCTTGCGCATAAGCTAAATTTGGCGGGGCTTCGGTCCCGCCAAACCACAACAACAGGAGGCCATCATGGCTCAAGTTCGTTTACTGACTTCGATGGCTGGCATCGACTTTTCCCACAACCAAGGCGACGTGATCGACTGCAACGATGCAGAGGCAAAGCGTTACATCGACGCTGGCATTGCTGAAGCTGTCAACGCGGCTGCGCCGATTGAGCGTGCCGTCAAAAAATCCCGCGCTGAAAAAGCCGTGAGGGAATAACAAACATGCTATCGCCGCAACACGCACTTTCCCGCGTTACCGCACCAGCCGCTCTGCCGATCACATTGGCCGAGGTAAAGGCGCAGATGCGCGTTGAACATGAGGACGATGATGTCATCATCCAGCGGCTAATTGAGGCGGCGGTGGCATTCGTTGACGTTCAAAACGTTCTTGGCAAAGCTATGATTACGCAGACTTGGGCGCAATGGATGGGGCCGACGCAGGGCATCGTTCTGCTTATGCTTGGTCAGGTTCAATCCGTGACAGCAATTAAATATTATGATGTCGATGGCGTGCTTCAGACAGCCACGCTTTCCGACTTCAACATCTTTGGCACTTCGACAAAGACCACAGTTTCGCCGAAGAATGGCGCATCTTGGCCCGTTGCGCAGCAGCGTGAAGACGCCATCAAGATCGAATATGTCATTGGATACGGCGACACAGCCGCAGACGTGCCGCAGACGATCCGTCAGGCGCTGATGATGCTGGTAGCGCATTGGTATGAGAACCGCGAAGGCGCACAGGAACGCGCTTTGACTGATGTTCCGTTCGGCTTCAACGAGTTGATCGGCATCGAGCGGGGCCAATTCTATGGCTAAAGCTGGCTTGCTCCGCGAACGCGCCACATTTCAGCGCCTGACTTCGGGCGCGATTGATGACTACGGCAACGTTTACAGCGGCTGGTCAAGCGTGGGAACACGTTTTGCTGACCTGCGGGAGCGGACAGGCAAAGAAGCGATTGAGGGTGGCGCTCTGGCCGATGTCAGCATGGCAACGATGCGCTGCCGCCTCGACAGTTTCACAAGCACAGTCACATCTGCGGATCGTGTCGCGGTTCGCGGTATCACTTGGGCCGTCAAAAACGTGATCCAGCCAGACGCAAAGGGCGAGATGGTCGAGTTTTTGCTTGAGCGCGGGGTGGCGTCGTGAAGGTGATGGGTGCGAAAAAATTGCGAAAGCAGTTACAGCAAATGTCTGTCACAACACATGAGGCGCTTTTATCGTCAACTCGGCGAACGGTTGCTCTCGGCGTTAGAAAAGCAAAAGCTATTGCTCCCGTGGACACTGGCGATTTAGTCAGCAAATTCAGCGGTCACACAATGTCAAAAGATGGCAACACTTTTGGATTTATCAACTTCCACGATGGCACAGCTAGCGCAGCCATCAAATTTGGCGCTGTAAACTACGGGCGCAAGGGAAGTCGAACCAGTAGCGGCACAAGGTTAAAAAACAGCGTTGCATCAACAGGTCAAACTGGCGGCTATCATATCCGTGAAACGATTAAGCTGCTAATCTCAGAACGGCACAAACGTGCGGTGACGCGGCAAATCAATAAAGCAATTAAGGATGCGGTGAAATAATGGCTGACGGCTTCGCACTTGCAATCCAAAAGGGTCTGCGCACAATCCTCGCCGCTGACGCTGATATCACGACGCTGGTCGCTGGTCGCGTTTACGATGAGCCGCCGCAGCCCGTGACATTCCCGTATGTCCGCTTCGGCAACATTAACCCAACCGCATTCGACACACCGACAACGCTGGGGGCGTTGGTAGACATCAGCATCGAGGCGCATAGCCGATCTTCATCTGGTCGAGTTGAGGTCACGCAGATTGCGGAAGCCGTTCGCGCAGCCCTGCATCGTCAGGAAACATCTGTCACAGTTGCGGGGCATACGTTGGTTGAATTGATCTGCGAAGCAATTTCGGTTACAAGAGACAATGAAGGCCGTGGATATACGGCAGTCATTCTGCTTCAAGCCATGCTTGAGGACGCCGCCTAAACAAGCGCCTTGGGCAAGCGCGATTTAAATGGAGGCCAATCATGGCTAAACAACTCGGACGCGCCCTGCTGGTCAAAATTGGCGATGGCGAAGCAGCAGAAGCATTTACAAACCTTTGCGGATTGAACAGCAGATCGCTGACAATCAACAACTCGTCAATCGACGTGACAACTCCAGACTGCACAAACCCAGAAGGCGCATTGTGGACTGCAACGCTGAACGGCTTGAAGAATATTTCGGTCTCTGGCGACGGTTACTTTGAAGATAGCGTTGCTGAAGCCCGCATGAACACAGTTGCAATGGGCGCAGACAATGCCTGCAACTTCCAGATCGTGATCCCAGACTTCGGCACATATTCTGGCGCTTTCCGCATCGCTTCGGTTGATTTCGGCGGCGAGACAGAAGGCGGCGTGACATACTCGCTGTCGCTTGAAAGCAATGGCGCTGTAACGTTTGTGGCTCTTTAATGAGCATCACGGCTGAAGCACCGCGTGGAGGCGTCGTCGAATATATCGGCGATGCTTCTTACACATTTATTTTGCGCAATCGTGAGATCGAACGGTTTGAAGATAAGCACCGTGGCATTTTCGATTTGTGGGATGGGTTCTTCGGTCGTGGCAAAAAGCCGACAAGCACCGAGGTTCGCGACATCGCGGCCCTCGGCCTTGTAGGCGGCGGAAAGAAAGATCACGAAGCTGACAAGATCGTGGCCGATTGCACGCCTGCTGATTTGATGCGGTTGTTTCAAGTCGCGCAAGCGGTCGTCGGCGTTGCGTTTATGCCAGATGCGATGGACGAAGCCGCAAAAAAAAAGACAGCCAATCAGGGCCAAGACCTGACAGATTAAACGTCAGGGGCATGATTGGCAGCGGAATTATTGCAGGGTTAAAGCCAGAAGAAATCCGTGATATGATACCGAAAGACACATGGGTCGTGTTCGAGGGTTGGAGCAACGCGCACAATCCTAAAAAAGCAGGCTCAGAGGCTATGACTGCGGATCAATACCGTGAACTTGTGGAGCGAATAGATGGCCGTTAATGCAGAACAGTTAAACATCATCCTTTCGGCACGCGATAAAGAGTTTTCGAAAGCAATGCAAAACTCGCAGAAGCGGGTCGAGCGCTTTGCGAAGCAGTCTCAAAAGGGTTTGAGCAAAACTGGTCAGGCATTCGATGGCCTTGGATCGACAGCGCGAAAGCTGGGGACTGTTTTAGCTGGGGCTATGACTGTTCGTGCTATCAAGGGGCTAACAACCTACGCGCAAGAAATCAAAAACATGGCGAACTTGGCGGGCATTTCAGTCACGCAAATGCAAGCGTTGGGGCAAGCGTCAAAGACTGTTGGCATCCCAATGGAAAAGCTTGCCGACATTTACAAAGACATGAATGATCGTGTAGGCGACTTCCTTCAAACGGGCGGTGGCCCGATGAAAGACTTTTTCGAGACGATTGGCCCTGCGGTCGGCGTTACCGCTGACGATTTCGCCAGATTAGCTGGGCCAGAAGCGTTGCAGTTGTT